GGCGTAATCAACTGAATGGCCGATGTGCTGCTGTGCGCAAGCTAGTGACATGAAATATTTCCTTTTACGTAGTTCTTCATTTTCCTTTTCGTCAAACCAGTCCTTTGGCACGGCTACACCTCTACTGTAGTACCGTACCGCCAATTCGGGGATAACTTTATTTGTGGATTTCCTAGTTCCACTACTCTTTTTAGGACTTGTGAGCTCAAGTTTTATATTTATATATTTAGCAGGTTAAAAATTTAAACCGGAGGAGCTACCCTACCCCTTCCAGTCGTACCCATCAATATAAGCCCTATTTATTAAACGTCGGCATAATATCATTGACCACCCAGAAAATCTGGATGACTACGTTTTCTCCTTCCCAAAGCGTTGTATTGGTTCACCATGTTAGATGGTAATCAGTGAACCTCACCGTAACCAGGGGGAAGGGCTGCTTAGGTCTAAATGTGTTGCAGCTACACCTCCGACGCCGTAACGCCGACAACTTTTCAATTCCAGCTCACGTAGGTTCACCAGTGCTATTGGACTAATTAGATTTCTCCTTTCGCCCGCAAACACCGTTACCTAATGGTTAGTTCTAGTTTTATTTCGAGTGGTTTAAGCCAGGCAGCATTCATTAGATTTTACTATCTTAAGGTATGGAAGTACCCAAGACAATAATTCTAGTAGAGTGTTTAAACTGCTCCTTTACTCGATTGTTCGTCGTTAGATTGCATTTGTGCCCCGTAAACGAGTAAAACACAAATATAATTTCACTTTCCGAAATTCTATATCACCTTTTCCTTCTTCTTTACTCGGTGACCATAATTCATTATCGGACGATCTTAGGTCCGGAACATCTAGAACGAACACCACTAGGTGGGTCGCCCACGCTAACAAGATTATTCAAGTTGCGATTTGTAGTAAGTCGTGACTTACAAGCTAAAAACACTCCGGAGCCGTTGCGGCCCACACCCATCTCTAAGTCTTTTAATGTGTTTAAGAAGCACTATTGTGCATTAACTGCTGTCCAGCA